TATACGATCTAGTATTTCTTTCGCTGCATTTAGCCTGTGTTGATTACCTAACTCAGAGGGTCTATCAAGAACATTCATCATAGCTCGTGCTGCTCTTGGAGCGTTCATTGCCATGTATTCTCTAGTAAGCTCAAGCACTTCATCTTTTAAAGAACGTAAAACTTCAGATGAACTTGTACCTTCACTGTACCCTGCTATTTGTTTTGCTCTAGTGTAATCACCTTCAGCTTCATCAAAAAGCACTTTAAGAAATGTCTGTTGTTTAGTAGTAAGTTCTCTCACTTGCGTAAACTCCTATCTCCAAACCACCAAGCTACAGCCGTAGTTGTTAAGAACATAAGTTGATTAGATAACTCACGTACAATCTCATGGTTATCTTGAATACTAAAGAAGATGTATCCTGAGAAACCTAACAAACCAAAAGTAAGTATAGGGCGAACAAATCTTAGTATAGAAGATATGACAGGTGTAGCAGGTCCATAAGAAGCATCGTGAGCATACGAAGCTGACCTCATTTCTGAATCAGCTTGCACTTGAGCTATAGCTTGTTCACTTTCAAGTTCTTCTTGTCTTGCAGTCATTTGTAATTGTTGAAGTTGTATCTCTTGATCAAACTCCAGTTTCATCTGCTTCAGTTCTTGCTTCTTTTCTAGAAACCTACCTACTGTACCAATAGCACTACCTACAATACCTGTAGCACCCCCTGATAAAACTGTAGCTATAATTTCAAACATGTAAACATTCCTTTACCACGTTGCATGAAACTTTCTGTTGTCCACATGCACAAAACTGTTATAGTGTATACCTAATCCTCTAAAGCCTACTAACCTAGCAGTGTCTATTATGTCTTGCTTATTAACACCTCTTAGTGATATATCAAATGCAGTAGCAGGACGTATCTTTGTAGCTCTATGTTGACTTTTTGGTGCTCCACCTACCATTGCATTATGTCTAGGACATCTAGCAGAACTGTTAATAATAATTGGTTTGCCTATGAGATCTCTCAATCTTTGTAATTTATCTATGGCTGCATCTTCTATAAATATAGTTCCACAGCCACATTTACATGCGAGTTCAGACCAAAGAAAAGATCGACTTGCGTATTTCATGTCAAAGGCAATTTTAAAATATTCCAAAGCAAAGTAACCATGCCCAAAAGAACTGTCACTGTAGATCCCATAATAATAGCTTCAAGTCTTCGTATTCTTCCTGATAAAGAATCTAATTGACGTTGTGTGGCTTCTGCTCTTACTGTGCATTCTCTTTCATGTGCTAACATTTCAGATTGAACTTGTACGGCTGTAATCATTATGCAACTTCTTGTAAAGTTGTATCTATTTCACCTGTTTCTAAATTCATATTATCTAAAACAGGCACTGACGTAGATTCTCTTAATTTTGCAGCTTCAATCATATCCTGTGGCTCCACTCCTGAATTTTCACGTTGACCAAAAAGCATAGTTACATTTATACGCTTGTTATCAAAACCGGGAAGAAAATTTACATCTGCTGTTTTATGAAACAGATTAGAATTAAATAGAACGCATCTGTTATACTTATATGGAATGTAAACTGCTTTTGATTGTTGTTTATCTAAATACTCAAGCACTTCATCTTTGTTGTCGCCATTGTATCTATTAAAGTCCCAATCTACAGGAGCACCTGCATCCCAAATCCACATGCCCCCTGTCTTACCTATATCCTTTTCTTTATCATAATCTCTATTTGCTTCTGTAGGTGTAATCCAAAAGTTTACATTGACAGCGGCAAAATCAGCATGTACATCTATACCCGGACATTTTGATTCATACTTAAATGCCCACATTTGAGCTAAGTTACGTTTATTTGTAGTATTAAATATTTTAGGTAAGTTTTGTACCATCTCCAATGCAAGTGTCTCTAAAACTTGAGGATTAAAACCATTCTGTCTAAACGCACCCAGATAACCTCTACCATAAATTGTATTCCAAAAAGGAAACTCAAGACAATAATCTTTAAGTTTCTGTAATGCCTCTAAGTTCATAAAGTCATCTATAACTACAATATTAGGTTTTGTCTTATAATAATTTTCTTCTACTATATTAAAAGGTAATTTTTTATTAATAGCACCTTCATTATGATTATGATGAGGAAGTACTAATCTACCTGAATTAAGTAACCAAAGAAGTTGACCTATATCATGTGCTTCTTTCATGTGAAGCATATGTTCCTTAAAAGGCTGGTCGTTAGAATTTTCTAGTGGATTATATTCTTTCTTTGTTTCTTTTGCTTTTGCTCTACGCTGTTTTCTATTCATAAAGACACTACGCCTTCTTTTTAGTTCTCCTAACGGGACTTTTACCTTTTGTTTTCACTGGTGCTCCTACGGCAATCATTAAGCTTACACCGCCTTTAGGCTTATCTTTTTTATCTGGCACATACCTACCTTTAAATTGTTTAGCTGCAGCACGAGCGTTCTTTTCACCTTCTTTTGTATAGGGAAACATTACTGTAGGCATGTTACTTACTCTTTCTTTTTTTTCCTAACTGTGCATTCATAAAGTCTCTAAGACTTTTAAATCCAAACTTTTTAAGCATATCTTTAGTTACAGCCGCTGTTTTTACCCCATTTTTATAGTAGTAAAGATGCCCTGCTGTCATAGCAGCAGACAAGGTTGTTTTTCTATCTTTTACTGAAGTTTGTTTTTTAAGCTTTGGCATAGTTGCTTGTTTAGCAGCTTGCTCAGGAACAGGCATAGCTTTAGCAACAGGAGAAGATGCACGTTTACGTGTAGGCTTACTTACAGGTTTACGTGCAGGTTTAGTTACAGTTTTAGGAGTAGGTAAAGCGTCTATAGCTGCTTCAACTCCTATTTTAGCTCCTTGTTTTCTTTGTGTAGATTTATCTTTTTTAGTAACAGGAGGAGGAGAAACTTTAGCTTTGAGTTTAGGAGTAAGCTTTGAAAGCATTTCTTCTGCTTCTCTAACTTGTCTTACATCTCTACGTACAGAAGCTGTTTTCTTTGGTAATCTTCTAAACCTGCGTAATTCTTCTTCTTGAGTTTGTGCAATAGGTTTAATACTTCGGTGTCTTGGCATTATTTTTTCCCTCTGTTAATAGGGGTAATTTTAGAAGCCATACCTCCTACATAAAACATACCGCTTTTACGGTAATCTATATTAGCATTACGCTTTTTCTTCATGCCACCTTTGGCTAACTTTACTCCCCGTCCTTTTAAAATATCTGCTTGTGTAACTTGACCGTCACCAGTAAGATCTGGAAAACCACCTTTTTTAAGTTTATTTATAGGCCCACCTTTACGGCGAGGTTTCCTAAGTGCTTTTGTTGCTTCTGCTTCACGGAGAGCTTGCATTTCTTTTTCTCTTTGTTTTATATTTACCTCAACTGCATTTTTTAATTGACGATCATTAAGTCCTGCAATAGTTTCAGAACCAAAACCAATATCTTGTAATTGTCTTTGTAAAGCAGATCTCTCTTCATCTGTCATAATCTATTCTCCTTCATCTTCTATGTAATTTAGTATATGTTTTTTTCTAGCATAATCATTATGACATTTACAAAAACAGTCATAGTCAATACATTGCTTACCTCTGCATTCGCACAGATCGGGGGCAGAGCAATTTTTGCATTTACACGCCATACTTATTTTCCATGAATTTTCATAGCAGCACTATGTGATTTATCAAAAGACATACCATGCTCCATCATAATTTTCATAGAATCTAAATGTTTTTTAGAATGACCACCTACAGTTTTACCTTCTTTATTTTTATGGGGCTTTGCATGTAATTTAAGTTTATCTTTTTGTGCTTGACTGAGTTTCTTTGTTTCCACTGCTTTATTCCTCTAACTTTTTATCTTCTATGTATTGTTGTAAATCAATTACTTTATCTTCAGATACGATCCGTATAATTGTGTTAGTTACATTTATTTCTTTTTTTAAAGATTCCATACGGACCATAAGTAATTCAAGCTGCTCTTCATAAAAATGTAATTCACGTTCTTTACGAAGCTTTTGCTCTATTATATCTGAAAGTAATATTATAGAAGAACTATGTACTTGCTCTATCATGTTAAAAACTTATAGAGAATATAAGACCTATGTAAGATTCTGTATGCAAAGATGCAGTGTAAAAGTCCAATTGCCATCTGTCACAAAAAAATAGATTCATATACTTTTACACTTTACACATCTTATTTTTTAGCCAAGTAGAAAGTTCACTTAATTTTAAATGTACTTTTGCTACAGGCCAAGTAGCCCATCCCACTACTTTTAGTGCTACAAGAATTACCCACGTTGTTACATTCTTTATGTATCGTGGAAATGGAACTACAATCTTATGCATATCTTTATCTCCAAAAACTCTATAGTATAGAACGCCTACCGTCATTATCGCTTTTTAGCAGTAGCTTTCCTCTTGGGCATCATACCACCCATCATCATTTTACCTTTTTTCATGGGCTTGCCATACATACCGCCACCCATCATTTTTTTCATTGGTTTCTTCTTATGTCCCGGCATAGTCAGTTCACTCCCCTTAGTCTTGGTTCCAGCCTTCGGCTTTCATGGCATTATAAACTTGTTCATATGAAAAAGTTCTGCCTGATGCTGCACGTATGGCAGCACGAACATATACTACGTCATGATGGGGTAATCTAATATGGTCTTGATAGTTAGCCATACTTTGATAAAACTTTTCTAAAGTTAGATCATTATACCATTTTAATGGTTTTTTCTTCATTGTCAAGTAAAAAATTTACACTAGATCAGATAAATCAGGCGGTTTATAATTTTCAGACTTCATAACCTTACCGTCTTTTCTATGTATTGGCTTGCCATTAGAATCAAGCTTAGACATATTAGAAGCATGGACCCTAGAAAAAGCAGTATCGAAATCCCACCCATAAGTATCAGCCATACCCACACAGACAACCACAACATCTACAAGTTCCTTTAGTATATTCTCTGCAGGTTCTTTGTTTATAGCTTCAAATAATTCTAAGATTTCTTCATTTATAAGAGACTTACGAAATAATCTTAGCTCTGCAGCTTCTACACTTGCAGTATGATATTTCTTTTTTCTAGGACATTTAAAAGCTTTATGAAAAACATACAAACTTTCTCCTACAGACATTTCCTTTATTTCATCTGTCATTTAATATCCTTTAAATGTATATAGACTATGTTTATATATACTATGTTCTTTTATATAGTATATGTTAGTATATGCTTATGTCGTATATGCTATATACCATTATACTTATGATAGTTACCCTTGTCAATTAAAAAACAACTATTAATGTAAATAAAATATTATAGCCTAATTAATAGGCAGTTATATGTATACATACTGCTATAATTATAGGCATATATTTATCAGTTTACAAAGTGGTTAACAGCTAATTTACCTAATCTGTGTATAACCATGTATACGTATACACTGGGGGGCGGCATGGCCCACGCATGGGGGCAGGGTGGCCGTGTCATGTGTGATATAATGCCAATGTGTCCAGATCTAGGACATGAT